TATAATCTATTGATTTTCAATACTGCTCAAACAAATTAAAAATGATTTTCTATTACTATTTGTACACGACTTGTATCGCGATTATTTTATAAACATTTCCTCTTCAGTTCCAAATAACCAATTGAAATTAACTTTATATTTTTTTCCAATTCTTTCAATTTGATTAACTGTAAAGTGGTTTTCACCTTTTTTTATACGACTGTACGTTTGTTGTAGAAGATCATTTTCTAAACAAAAATTTCGCTCTGATAAATGAATTTTTTTATAGATTAAATAATCTATCAAATCAATCATTTTTTTGTCAACTGGATTCATTAATAGTTATTTAAAATACAATCGATATATTTCTTAAAGTTTTCAGAATCTTTATTTTTTGGTTCATATTTATAAACTCCAATTTGATAAGATTCTATTTTATTTTCTAAGAATAACTTTTCATATTCTTTACTTAATGTAAAAAAACAAGTATAATGGTGTTGTCCATTTGAAACATACATACTGCTAACATCAAAATCATCAAATCTTAATACATGACCATTTGATAATTTTATATATAAACCTTTACTTCCAATTAAAGAAGTGGATCCAGAACCACCAAAAATTATAAATGTATTGGTATTTGCGTTTTTGGTAATTTTCTGTATTTGCAAAGTACCCGTTAAATTATAACTTCCACTTATGTAATTGTAATCTGACTGTCTTGGAGAAGTTATAATTTCTTCACCGGTTAATTCGTTGTATCCCTTTTTTATTTTATCACATTGTGCATTTGCATTAAAGCAAATAAAAATCAATATAGTAGTTATAAATTTTTTCATAATATAGTGTTTATCTTCTTTTTCTCTTTTGTTGTACTTCTACGATGTTAAAAATCTGCTTCACATCTTTAAGATGAATTTCTTTATCGGAATAAAAATCATTTAAAGAATGAATTGTAATCACTCCTTTTTCAACATCATGGTTTAATATTCTTTTTACTAAAATTCCATCGTTTTTTGTAACTATTACGAAATCCCACTTGTTAATGTGAAGTTTAGATTTCCAATAATCCTGTTTTACATTTCTACAAAGCAAAATAGATCCTTCTGGAATACTTTCTTCATTATCACATTCCATTGAATCGCCTTTAACCTCAAAACATAAATACTGGCCTTTGTATTCTTTATCAAGGACAAATGGAATTTTTGGAAGTTGATCAATATATTCTTCATCGGCATAACCACCCAAGTAACCAGCATAAGCATATTGTGTTATTAAAGGCACAAACATTATTGAAGAAGTTTCAGCATTCAAATAACTGACTTCAATATTTTGTGTGGGATTATCCAATTCCGAAAGAATAGATTTCAATATTGTGATTTTTGATTCAGGAATTTTGCTTCCATTCTCATAATTATATACTGTATTCTTACTTGAACCAATCTTTTTTGCAAACTCATCTTGTGTTAACCCTAGTCTTTTCCTAATATTTATTATGTCATCTGCATTCATAATCCCAACATTGTTATTTAAAATGATTTTAAATTACACAATATTGTGAAAATTGACAACAATAAATTTGTCAATCACAATATTGTGATTATATTTGTACAACAATACAACAACAAAGGTAATTACTTTTTTGAAAGTTGTATTAAAAAATTGTAAAAGTTCTTTGACATATTGTGAGATTAACTGATGAGCATGGTCTGAATAACGGGTAGACCTCTTGCGATAACTCCAATAGTTATAAGGTGGAAGGCCTTTAAGCAACGTTCAAATATGGGCACGATACGGCATGTGTAAGGTTAACATAAAAAAGCAAAAACAAGTTTCTGAATAATAGTAAGAAACTTACAAAAATATAAAGCCGTTGCGTTTTAGACGTAGCATCGAAGCAACAACGGCACAACTAATTATCAACTTATTTAAAAAAAAACGATGAAAACAAAATTCACAAAACCACACGTAGTTTTTCCGATGTTCCCACTAATATTCAGCTACATTGAAGCAGCATATGACAAAGTAGAAACGATGTCAGATTTTGCGGATTTTGTAAATGGATGTTTAAATGAAGCTGAGATCACAAAAAACAAAGTTAAAAAATCAGCATTAATGACAATTGCAACCGCATTGTATGGAGTTGAGGTTGGAACTGCTTATGAGAGTAAAAAATTAGAATTATCAATAAAAAACGTATAACAAAATGGCACTATTTAAAGAAGAAGATTTTGGAAAACCAATTAGTGAAGAACTTTCAAATTACTTGAAATCATTTACTAATAGTAAAGATGTTGTTGATGCATCTGAAAAAACAGGAATTGGATTATCAACCGCAAAGCAATTGAGAGTTAGAACTAATACTTTAACTAAGGATAACCAAATTGTTATTGTTGAATTAGTAAAAACTGCTTTCAACAATGCAATGAAGTTTAATGATTTGAACAAATCTATCAAGAAAAAACTTGAATTATGTCAGGCGTAATATTAGATAAAAAGGATATAAATGCGTTGGGGAATGCGTTTAAAACGATTGAAACTATTTTCAATCGCTACGGATTGACTGGTGGTGATAGTGAGCAAAAAGCCACCAAGTCAACCGAAGCTACCAGAGTAAAAAAGTATAAAAAACTTATTGAGGAAAAGCATGGAAACAACAGATAAAGTAATAATTGGTTGTGTAGTAATTATAGGTACTGGTATTTTTTTGAATGGAATCTACAAGTTATATAGACACTTGAACAAATGGAAATAAAAAAACCGATGCGCTAACATCGGCTAAAAATCAAACAATTTTTAAATCGTAAAAAACAAAAGTAATGAAAAAATCAATTTCAATTCAGCAATTATCACTTGTAAACTTCAAAGGAATTAAAAGCCTTACAATCGGCTTGCAAGATCAAACAAATATTTTTGGAGCAAATGGAACTGGTAAAACGACCATTGCCGATGCATTCACTTGGTTACTATTCGGTAAAGATACAACCGATAGAAAAGACTTCGAAATTAAAACACTCGATGCAAACGGAGTTATCATTCCAGAAATTGACCACGAGGTTTCTGCAGTACTTTCTTTTGATAATGATACTTTGACACTTCGTAGAGTTTTAAAAGAAAACTGGGTTAAAAAAAGAGGTAACGAGGTAAGAGAATTTGCTGGAAATGTAACGGAACTTTATTGGAATGAAGTTCCAGTATCGGTTACAGAATTTACCAAAAAAGTAAATGAAATTCTTTTGGAGCAAGTTTTCAAGATGATTACCTCACCAACTTACTTCAATTCAATCAAATGGCAAGACCGACGTAATCTTCTTATTCAAATATTCGGTGAAGTTTCCAATGAAGATATTGCAAAAGGAAATCCTAAATATGAAGCTTTGGTTGCCAAACTAACGCAAGGAAAATCACTTGAAGATTACAACGCACAAATCAAAGCTTCAATCAAAAAAGCTAAAGACGACTTGGAACTTATTCCAGCTAGAAAAGATGAGGTTTTCAGAAGCAAACCAGAAGCACAAGATTTTAGAGTTTTAGAAATAGAGCTTGAAGGATTCCAAAGAGAACTTACTAAAGTTGACACCGAGATTGCAGATTTAAACAAAGCCTTCGAATCAAAATTATCAGAACAGCGCGAAGTAAAAGTAAAAGCTAATAATCTGAAAGCAGCAATTCAAATAATTGAATCTGATGCCAAAAAAGAAGCTGAAAATAGATTAAAACCTGATACTTCGGTTATAGATAATTTGATTCAAGAGAAAGTTTCTATTTCTCAAGAATTACAATCTTTTGAAAACGCAAAAAAAACTATTCAATCTCAAAAAGTAGGTATTGAAAATCAAATCAAATCTACAGAAGAAAAAATGGAAGTTTTGCGCAATAATTGGCAAACTGAAAATGCTAAACAAATTTCTTTCAATGATGATGATTTTCATTGTCCTACTTGTAAACGTGAGTTTGAAGCTGGCGATGTAGAAGCTAAAAAAGCCGAAGCAATTACCAACTTCAATAATGCTAAAAAAGCAATGCTAAACCAAATAAATGTTGATGGTGGAAATTTAAAAACTCAAAAAGAGAATTTGGAAGTTGAACTAAAAGCTATCAATGAAAGACTTCAAGTAGGAACTGATAAAATTATTGAAACTGGAGATAAACTTCAAAAAGTTGTTGATGCAATTGGAATCGAAAACACCAACAATTCAAATGGAGTTGAAGCACAATCTTTCGAGAATGTTTATGAATCGATTTTAGCTTTAGATGATAACTACCAAAATAAACTTTTAGAACTTCAAGCAGTTGAGCAAAGCATTGAAGAAGCACCATCGGTTGACAATTCAGAATTAGTTGAAAAAAGAAAAGGAATTGTTTCTGAAATCGATACAATTAAATCAAAGCTTCAAACCAAAACGCAAATCGATGCTGCTGAAGCTAGACTTCAACAACTTTCAGAAGAAGAAAAATCGTTATCACAACAAATTGCTAACGTTGAAAAAGAACAATTTTTGATCGAAAACTTCATTAAAGAAAAAGTTGACCGACTTGAAGAAGTTGTAAATTCAAAGTTCAAGTTTGTAAAATTCAAGATGTTTGATCAACAGATTAACGGAGGTTTGAAAGAAACTTGCGAAGCTATGGTGAACGGAGTTCCTTACTCGGATGTAAACACAGCATCAAAAATTAATGCTGGTTTAGATATCATCAATGTACTTTCTGAATTCTACGGAATATCGGCACCGATTTTCATCGACAATGCTGAATCGGTTCACACGCTAATTGATACCGAAAGCCAAATAATTCGTTTGGTTGTTTCGGAGCAATACAAAGAGCTGTTTGTTGAATGTAAAGAATTGGTTGTGTAATGGAAATATTAATTATCGACATCGAAACCACTGATTTTTTACAAAGGGGTGGAAAAATAGTTGAGATTGGTATTGTTCAATTAAACCTTTCAAGCGGTGAAAAGAAAATCATTTACAATCAGGTTTGCCACGAAAAAGGAATAACTAAAGAAGAAGTTGAAAAGGCTTGGATTTTACAAAATTCAAGCCTTACGCTTGAAGATATTAGAAATTCAAAACCACTTCATATTTTACAACCAACTATTCAAAAAATCATTAATAAATATCCGCTCGGAGCAACTGCATTTAATAATGCTTTTGACTTTGGTTTTATGGAAAGTAGAGGTTTTAATTTTCCAAAGAAACTTCCATGTCCAATGAAGTTATCAACTGATATCTGTAAACTTCCAAAACAAAATGGTTACGGATATAAATGGCCAAAAGTTGAAGAAGCACATTTACACTTCTTTGGTGAAGTTGGTTATGTTGAACAACATCGTGGAGCAGATGATGCTTTTCACGAAGCGGATATAGTTTATGAGCTCTACAAATTAGGGATTTTTAAAATTGACTAATGGAACACAAAGTTAAAAGAAACTCCGATGGATTACTGACAGAAGATTGTCCAGTGAACGTCGGAGTTAAAATTGGCTCATTCGATTGTACTGCAAACTGCAAAAACAATCGAAACACACCCAAAGAAATGGAAAAATATGGCTTCGAGATTCCATTTATCAGATGCATAGAAGCTAACCAATTACCAAAAGAAAGTGAACAATTATTAATAAATATTTAAACAAAATGAGCACAGAAAACACTCAAGCATTAGCAGAAGTAAAAAAAGACATTTCAACGCAAGTATTAGCAAAAATAGATGCTTTTCAAAAGTCCGGTGAACTAACAATTCCAAAAGACTACAATGTTGAAAACTCCTTGAAATCTGCTTACATTATTTTGTCAGACCCAAAGAATAACATTTTAGAAAAATGCGACAAATCAAGTGTTGCAGAAGCATTGCTTAAAATGGTTGTTTACGGAGTTTCTCCAATAAAAAAACAATGTTACTTCATTCCTTACGGTCAAAAATTAGAATGTAGTATTTCCTACGCTGGTAACATTGCAATTGCTAAACGTTACGGAAAACTAAAAAGTATCAAAGGTAATGCGGTTTTCAAAGGAGATACTTTTGAATTTGAAGTTGATGCTGCTACTGGACGTAGAAAAATCATAAAACACGCTCAAACATTAGAAAACATAGGAACTAATGAAATTGTTGGTGCTTATGCTGCTTACGAACTTACCGACGGAACTACTGATGTTGAGGTAATGAATATTAAACAAATTCAAATGGCTTGGGGTCAAGGTGGTTCAAAAGGTAACTCACCAGCACACAAAAATTTTGCAGACCAAATGGCAATTAAAACAGCAATCAATAGAGCTTGTAAATTATTGATTAGTTCTTCTGATGATTCTGTTTTATACGATCCGCTAGAAGATGAAAAAGTAATCGATATTACCGATGCTAATGTTCAACACGAAATCAAAACTAAAGCTAATAAAGAAACGTTAGACTTCTCAAATGTAGAAGAAGCAGTTGTTGAAGAAATTGAAACAAAGGCGGAGGAAGTTACTTCTGAAAATAATGCTGAAGAAGAAGTTAAACCTTTGTTTTAACAAATGGAATCTTTTTTTATATCAATAGAGCGACATCCAAATGTCGCTCTATCTGTTGCAATATTTATCTACTTAGTTGTAGTCACATTAACATCGAAAAAAGATGAAACTTAAAGTAATATCAACGGGAAGTATTGGTAACTCCTACATACTTCACAACGATAACGAATCGCTAATTATTGAAGCTGGTGTAAAAATTGACCAAATCAAAAAGGCTTTAGATTTTGATTACTCAAATGTTGTTGGATGTTTGGTAACTCACGAACACATGGACCATTCAAAATCTATCTGGGATATAATGAAACTCGGAATTGATGTTTATGCCTCAGCTGGAACTTTGAAAGCAAGATATGTAGATGAACAAGCAAGAGCCAATCCAATAGTTTCAAAGCAAAACTTCAAAATTGGCAACTTCAAAATAATGGCTTTCGATGTAAAACACGATGCAAAAGAGCCTCTCGGTTTTCTAATAGAGCATCCCGATTGTGGTAGAGTTTTATTTCTAACAGATACCTACTATTGCAAATACACATTTCCTGGACTTAACAACATCATAATAGAAGCGAACTACTCAAAAGAGATTATCGACAGAAAGTTTGGATCAGATAGTGACAAAGAATTTTTGAGAAACCGGATTTTAAAATCTCACTTCTCATTAGCTAATTGTAAGGAAATGCTGTCAGCAAATGACTTGTCAGCAGTTAACAATATTCTGCTAATTCACTTATCCGATAGTAATTCAGATGAAAAGCAATTTGTGAAAGAAGTTTCTGAACTCACTCACAAAAATGTAGCTGCAGCTGTTAACGGAATGGAAATCGATTTCAACAAAACACCTTTTTAATAATGGCAACAATAACAGAAAGAAAAAATGTACAGTTATTCTCCGATGAAAATGTAATTGGAGAACAAATAGTTCATATAGACCCTAACGACCCATGTGGTCCATGGATAAATGTTTCACACGATGGAAACGAAATATCATTAAGTCTCCAAAATTGGAATTCACTTGTAGAATTATTTGAATTAGCAAAATCAAAAATGTAATCATGTCAAAGAAGAATAAAAAACAAAAAAAAGTTCATGTAACTTATAACAAGAAAGTTTTTTTAGCACCTGAAAGTATCACATCACTATCTGCTGTTCATACTAAAATATACAAAGATGGAATCGGTATTGTAAGAATTTCAGATTGTCACAATTCTATAAAACTATGGAATGATTTAAACGATGAAAATCAAGTTAAGGAAATGTTGACTAAGATTGAAAACCTGCAAACTATCCTTACCGAGTTTAGAAAAGAAGTAGAAGTAAAATTACCTTTTTAAAAATGATTTACGATTCAACCAAACTAACTGATTGCTTAAAAGCTATTGAATACTTAAAAAAAATCATTTCTAAAGGCAAAAAATTTGAGTTGAAAATAAAGCATCCGAAAAGAACTATTTCGCAAAATAACTACTTGCATTTAATACTCACTTGGTTTGGATTAGAAACTGGCCACACTTTAGAAGAGGTAAAAAGAGATATTCTTAAAGAAATAGTTTGTCCAGAAATATTCTATGAAGGTGAGTTTGGACCTCTTAAAATTGAAAGATTTCGAAGTACTAAAACTTTAGATACTGCTGAAATGAGTTTGATTATCGCAAGGTTTAGAAATTGGGCTTCAATTGAATTTAACATATACCTACCAGAGCCAGAAGATTTGGCTTCAATCGAAAAATTAGAAATTGAAATTAGTAAACATCATAATCAGGAATTCGTATGACAAACTTTGAAATAACAAATGAAGCAGTAGAGGATGTTTCAAATAATAACATTGAACATTCTAAAAATATTTATTTTTTCGCTGAAAATTGGGTTAAAAATCAAATGAAACCATTTACAGCAGACGATTTAAAACAGGCTTATTTAGATGCTGGAAATCCTATGCCAAGTCAACCAGCAGTTTTTGGAGCACCATTTAGAAAGCTTTCAAAAAACAAGTTAATTTTTGATACCGAAAGAACACAAAAAAGTAAAAATCCAAAAGCACATCAAAGGCCATTAAGGCTTTGGATAAGTTTAGAATACCAATTAAAACAACAATCTAATACTTATAATGAAAATTATCAAAACAGATATGTTGCTCAATAAAATTTAACTAATTAATTATTATATCATGTCAAAAAAAGTAATTGAACTTGATGCTGAAAAGCTAAAAAAAATGACTGAAAAAGTCGAAGAACTTTCTAATAAGGAAGTAGAAATTAAAGGCGCAACAATCAACGATGCTCTTTGCAGCTATTCGTATGAACTAATGAAAGGACCAACCAAAGGCGATACTCTTAATCGTAAAGGTGCTCACATTGTTCACGATGATTTACAAAGAACATTTGATGAATTGAATGTTTTCTTGGCGCATTTGGATGATGCCTACACTGGCAACAAAAACACAACGCCTTTAAAAGAACTTGAAGAAGAAATTGAAACTGAAAAGTACTTTGTTACTGGGTTCAAAATTTCTGGAGTTGAAGAAAACAAATCCGTAATACTTCAAGGTTGGAAAGAAGTTGACAACGGAGTTATAAAATTTGAAACTCCAAAAGTCAAATATTCATCAGCTTACTTGTATTTAAGTGAATTGAAAGAACGCGTTCAAAACGCTATTGATGAAGTTGAAAAATATATGGGTGGCAAAACTGCTCCGCAAGATGATCCAAGTCAAGTTCACATGGATTTTGCGAGTGAAGATGCTGCTTTTGAAGAAGCTAAAGTATAATAAGTTATGGCTTTTCAACTAAGACCTTACCAAGCGGAATCAATCAATCTAAGTGTTGATTATCTTAAAGGAAATTCCAATAAAAATGCTTTAGTCATTTTGCCAACTGGTTCTGGAAAGTCTGTTGTGATTGCTAAAATATTGGAACCATTGGAGGGCAAGACAATTGTCCTCCAGCCTTCCAAAGAAATATTAGAGCAGAACTACGAAAAGTTTTCTAATTATGGCAAAGCTTCAATATATAGTGCATCGGCTGGAGAAAAGAGAATTGATAAAGTTACCTTTTGTACAATTGGCAGCGTAATCAACAAAAAGCATTTATTCAAAGGATTAGAAAATATTTTGATTGATGAATGTCATTTAGTCAACTCAGAAGCTGGAATGTATCAGGAATTTATTAAAGCGTTTCCTAATGCTAAAGTACTTGGATTAACAGCGACACCTTATCGATTAGAAACTACTTCCACCGGTCCACAACTTACATTCTTGACAAGAAGTAATCCAAGAATTTTTGATAAAGTTTTATACTACGTGCAAAATGATGTTTTATTTAATGCTGGCTATTTAGCTGAGTTAGAATATTACAATTTTGATGTAATTGATAGAAGTAAGCTTCAAGTTAATTCATCAGGAACTGACTTTACTCAAACTTCATTGCGTAGGTATTACAAATCAATTGATATGCCTTCTCGAATTGTAAAAAATGCGTTAACGATTTTGAGTAAAAGAAAGAACCTTTTGATTTTCTGTTCTTTAATTGAAGAAGCGGTTGCAGTTCAAAAACGTATTCCAGGATCTTCAATATTAACTGGTGAAACCAAAAAAGAAGAACGAGAACGTATCTTAAGTAAATTCAAAAATGGATCTATAAAATGCTTAATCAATGTTGGAGTTTTAACCACCGGTTTTGACTATCCAGCGCTTGAAGCAGTTTTAATGGCACGCTCTACAATGTCACTTTCTCTTTATTATCAAATAGTCGGTCGTGTGATGCGAATTTTTACATATCCCGATGGAACTAAGAAGAAAGGATGGTTTGTAGATATGGGTGGAAATATCAACTTCTTTGGCAAAATTGAAACAATGCAAATTGTCGATAAAGATGGATACTTATCCATTTGGAATAATGGCCGACAACTTACAAATGTACCATTTCAAAAATAAAATTTATGAACCACATTTCTCAAAAAAATGCTTTGGAATCAAGACTTAAGGAACTCAAGAACTTTGTTCCATTTTGTCCAAATGATAGTTTACCAAAGCTGTTAATTGAGATAAACAAGATCATAAATCGAATTGAAATTTTAAGGGAAATGCCTTTTGATAAATTAGTCAAAGAAGTTCCTTTTTATTACGAAGTAAGACAATCGAAATCTAATCATATAAATTTTAAAATGTAATGGCTGAAGAAAAAAAAACAGTTGTAGTTTATACAAATTGGAAAAAGACATTTGAAAATCTTTCAGATGATGAAGCTGGTAGGTTGATAAAGCATTTTTTTAGATATGTGAACGATGAAAATCCAGAACCTCCTGATAGAATTACCGAATTAGTTTTCGAACCTATCAAAGCAGTTTTAAAATCTGACTTACAAAAATATAGAAAAGTAAAAGAAGATAAATCTATTCAAGGAAGGCTTGGAAATCTTAAAAGATGGAACAACGATTTGTTTTTATTGGTTGAAAATAAAACATTTACACTTGAAGAAGCTGAAAATATTGTTAATCAACGTAAGTTATCGCTTAGCGATAAAAAAATCGCTGATGCGACAAAATCATCGCTAAAAATCGCTGTTAATGTTAATGATAATGGTAATGGTAATGGTAATGATAATGTTTTTAATAATAATGCAGAAAATTTTTCTTCAAAAAATTTCGACGACGAATTTTCAACTTTTAAAATTCTTTTTTTTAAAAATTTCGATACTTACGATTTCGATTCAAACATTTCTGATTTACTTCAAAAAATTGAAAATTCAAAAATTGAAAATGAAAAAGTTTATTTCAGTCAATGCTTAAATTTTCTTCGTCAAGAAAAAAGAAAAAAAGTTTCGACAAAAAAAGAAAAAACACACGAATCTATTTCTGAAACTCTTTTGAGTGATGAAAATACTTCTTGGCGTGAAACAATTTATATGCAGCAGCATATTTCAATATTAGAACTCACTCAAAAATTAAAAGATTTCAATGTAATGCTTTCTGCTAAGAAGAAGATTCATAATTCAGAACGAAGTTACATTGATCACTTCACTAACTGGTTGCCGACTCAAACAAAAACAAATTCTAAAAAAACATCATTCGCAAAAAATACTGAATAAAATGGAAAGAGAACCTTTAAATAAAGATGAAGCTTTTGTGGAAATCAATCCAGAGGAAGCAAAAGAAAAATTTGGTTTATCAAATGAAGATGTAAAATTTCTATTTAGTGATGAAAAGATACTTCAAACTACTGGTATCATTGGTCGAAATAAATATGAAAACTTAATTTCTCAAAGGCAAAAAAATATTAATTGGAATATCTGTAATCCAGGAATGCCACCGAGACATTTAACGGATGAAGAATCACAGCAAATTAAGGATTTTGAAAAAGATAGATTTATTCGTGAGCAAGAAAGTAAAGCAAAGTATGAAGAGTACGCTAAAAAAATACACCACAATTTAAAAAATAAGCCTGAAACCATAAAAGGTATATCACCAAACAAAAAAGTTCTTTATAAAGCATTTAAACAAGTTTTCAAAAATTTAACCGGTGAAGATTTTATTGAAAATGCAGATACATTGGCTAATATCGAGCCAATTGTTAAGTATTTCGCACGGAATGAAGATTTTTTCAAATGTTCACGATTAGTTAAAAAATTGGATAACATTGATTTGAATCCAAGCTTTAAGAAGGGATTACTAATAGTTGGTAACTATGGCAATGGCAAATCTACAATTATGAAATGCTTTGAGATTATTACCAATCATTATTTCAAAACTGCAATTGACGAGAAGTGGGATAACGTTATTGAATGGCAGTATCTAAGATTTAAAATTGCTAACTGCCATGATTTGGTTTCAGAATTTGAGGGTTTAAGTTCTTCAGATGAAAAAAACAACTTTATTAAAAAATACAGCGGTTTTCGTTACTCTTTTGATGATTTGAAAAAAGAGCAAATTTCAAATAATTACGGAAAAAAGAATATCATTCAGGCTTTATTTGAAAAGCGATATGATCAGCATCGCACAACACATGGAACTTGTAACTATCCAGAAGGTGAAGCTGGTGATTTATCTGCTGCAATCGATGAATTCGGAGTAAAGTATGGTGGCCATATTTATGATAGGCTTCGACAAATGTTTAACATCATTGAATTTAAAGGCAAATCTTTTAGAAATTAATGTTATGAAAAATGTAGTCATAATTGGAGCTTGTAGTTCAGGTAAAACACAAATTTTAGAAAAATTAATAGAATTAGCATCATTTAATAATTTACCAATTGTTTTTTTTGCTCAAGACAATTTAATAACAAAAATTGCTAGACAACAAATAGAACTAGCTATTCAAGAAAATAAAAATCAACTCGAAGAAATTAAAAAAGTAGCTTTTGAGCGTGAATCATTGGAATTTATTAATCATAGAAATGAATTTATTGAACCAAAAATCTATAATGATGTTCCAAGAAATAAATTTTTTGATAAACCGAGACATAATTTCAATAAACGATGAAAACAAATACTAACTGCAACGGAGCTTGTGAAGTTTGCGATTGCTCAAAAATTAAGAAATAATGGCAAAAGATACTAAAATACAATGGACAGAACATACTTGGAATATAGCTGTAGGATGTTCAAAAGTTGATTCAGATTGTAAATACTGCTACATGTACAGACAATCATTAAACAATACTCGATATAAACCTGATGAAGTTCGTAAAACAAAAACGGTATTTAATCTTCCATTAAAGATAAATGAACCATCAAAGATTTTTGTTTCTTCATTAACAGATGTTTTTCATCCAGATTGTGATTCTTTCAGAAGTGAAATGTGGGATATAATTCGAAAATGTCCTCAGCATACTTTTCAGATTTTAACTAAACGTCCAGAGCGCATTATTGATCAAACACCAAAGGATATTTTGCTTTTAAATAATATTTGGTGGGGAACATCTGTTGGAAGCCAAAAAGGAATGAGTAGAGCATTAGATTTGAGCGCCTTACATGATTTAACTAATGGATTACTTTTTCTTTCATTAGAACCTTTGCATACTGAATTAGATGTAAATCAATGGCTTATTGATATTTGCCATCCAGATAACGAAGGAGAAGGAGTTAATTTTATAAAAGCTTTTGATTGGATAATTGTTGGAGGAGAAAGTGGAAATGAAAATGGAAAGTACAAGTATCGACCATGTGAAATTGATTGGATTGAAAAAATAGTAAATGAATGTGATTGTTTTGATATTCCTATTTTCGTTAAACAACTTGGAACATATTTGGCTAAAGCAATGAAATTGAAAGACCGACATGGTGGAGATATAGAAGAGTGGCCAGAACATTTACAAATAAGACAATTTCCTATCACCTAAAAAGGCTATAAAATGAATGTTGAAAAAGTAAAAACCAAACCTATAATGGAATATGGTAGCGGTGGCGGTGCCATGGAAGTAGGTAAAAAAATCATTATTTATTTACAAGAAACTCAAGATTTAACAATCAATGAGGTTGCCAAAATTGAGGAATTCTTTAAAAGTTTGAGAACCTAAAACAAGTAATCATGCCACAAAAGAAATTATCAAATCAAGAGTCGATTGTAGCTGAGCTATTAGTAAAAGGTTTTAGAAATACCGAAATATGCTCAAAAATTGGAATAGGTATGACAACTGTCAGTACTTACAAAAAAAGAATTTTACTGAAAACGGAATCAAAAAACGTTATTCAGTTGGTTAAAAACCTAAAGAAGAATAAGAAAATTTTTCAAAGCATAAAATTATCGGTTGTATAACCTATATTAAAAAATTGAGAACATGAATAATCAAATACCAATAAATTTTCCAAATTACAAAAACACTTTTGCAGATTTTTTCTCTGGTTGTGGTGGTTTTAGTCTTGGTTTAATTCAAGCAGGTTTAAAATGTGTTTCTTCTTTAGAATGGAATGATGATGCGGCTTGGACTTATTGGTATAACTTATGTTACAAAGGATGGTCTCATTTATGGATTGACCCAGAAGATACAAAGCTAATTTCTAAAATAAAAAAACGATGGAAAGAAGCTGAAACAAATAATTACCTTTTCCAAAATGGAATTCCTGATAATTGGTTAGAGGTTGAAGATCCAATGCCTTGTAGTAATTTATTTTTAATGGATATTACAAAACTAGAACCAGAGGATTGGATGGATTTAATTGGAGTTAAAAAAGGTGATATAAAAATATTTGTTGGCGGACCTCCTTGTCAAGGTTTTTCTACATCAGGAAGAAGAGAATTTGCAGACAAAAGAAATAAACTTGCATTAAGAATGATTTATTATGCAAAAGTATGTCAACCTGATTACGTATTGATTGAAAATGTTCCTGGACTACTTTCTTTAGGTAGGGAAAAAGGTCAAAAAGAAAGTCCATTTGTTATTTGGATTCGTGAAGCTTTTGAAGATGCTGGATATGATATGACTTATGAAGTTCATAATGCAGCAGATTATGGAGTTCCTCAAAATCGAAAAAGAGTTTTGTTTTTTGCGACTAAAAAAAGCCTCAAGGCAAATAATCAACTTAAACTTGATAAAGTTGAAACAAAAACTAATGTTCTTGAAGCTATTGGACATCTTCCTCCAATACAAGCTGGAGAAACATGGAGAGGAGGAGTTTATGAATACAAAATTAAAAATGGATATGTACTATGTCCAAATTGTTTAAAATACAATCAAGAAAAAAGAAATGTTTGTCATAGTTGTAATGAAGAATTGACATCCGAAATCAAAGAAGTAACCATTATTCAGTAAAAATATGAAAGCACTATCCATCAAACAGCCATGGGCTAGTTTAATAGCTCACGGAATTAAGGACATCGAGAATCGTACTTGGAAAACTCACTTTCGAGGTAGAATTTATATTCATTCATCTGCTAAAGATTCTGGATCATTGTATGAATTACTTAATGATAAACAAATTGAAGCAATGAGTAATCATTGGACTGCTGCTCCACCTTTTCCAGATAGACCACTTTCAGCTATCATTGGAGAAGTTGATATTATTGATTGTGTTATGAATCATCCGAGCATTTGGGCTGAGAAAACTCCATTTTGTCCAATTACTGGACTTAGATTTTTTATGGATATTGAAGATGAAAATGGAAAGATGGTTCCAACTTACGGAGGTCCTTTTGACAGTTATACCATTCCATTTCCAGATGAAACTTGTAAAGGAGAATATGTAAGAGAAAGATTTTGTCATGATAGTGATCAATGGCAAGGTTCTGAGAATGTTTCAAAACTTAAAGGGATTCCAAAAGACCAAAAACCAATTTACAATTGGGTGCTTGCTAATCCAATTCTATATGATAAACCAATCCTAAATGTGAAAGGGAAATTGAGTTTTTGGGATATCGATAAGAAAGAGATTATCAAAAATGCTTATGGTCGATTCTACAATCCTGAATTACATCATTATTCTGTTAGCGGATATTCTGACCCAGAAGCATATTCCGAAGAGGAGTTTTACGATATGATGCAAGAAATAAATTTGGAAGTAGGTAACTTCAGATGCAGACCTAAAATATTAAATCAAATATTCAAAAATGTCTAAAAAAACCTTAATCGGAATTGACCCTGACACCGAGAAGTCTGGAACTGCTTTAATCAATGGAACGCAACTTGAACTAAACAATCTCACTTTCTTTGAATTGTTTGATTACTTGCAAAATGCAAAAAATCAGTTTGAAAATCTCGAAGTTTACATTGAATGTGGTTTTTTAAATGGTGGAAATCGACATCTAAAATATGGCAGCTCTCAAGCTTTGAATTCAAAAATAGGCGAGCGCATAGGTGCAAACCATGAAACTGCAAAAAAGATAATTGAAATGTGTGAGTACTTAAAAATAACTTATCACAAAGTAAAACCAACTCGCACAAAGTCAACTAACGACTTTTTTAAGAAAGCAACTGGGTTCAAAGGTCAAACAAACCAAGAGCAGAGGGATGCTTTCTTCTTAATTTTTGGCAGATAAACTGCTTATTCCTTTCACAAAAAAATCTTTCAACCCAATATTGCTTTGCACTTGCAAAGTGTTTAATCTTTTAATTCAATATTATGAAAACATCAAAAAATTTTACTGACAACATCAAAAATTATCTTGAAAAACGTGCTGCAGAAGATCCATTATTTGCAGAAACTTTCAAAAAGCCAAACAAATCAATTGAGGAATGTTGTAACTACATCGTCAAATGTGCAAAAGAAGGCTCAAAAGCAGGTTATTCTGATGAAGAAGTATATGGCTGGGCTGTTCATTATTACGATGAAGATGATATTAAAAACATCAAACCAATCAGTGCCAAAGTGATAGTTAATCAATCGGTGGAACTTTCCGAAGAAGATAAAGCAAAAGCTAAAGAAGAAGCTATGCGTGAAGCCATTGATGAATTCAAAATGGATGCTAAAAAAGAACTTTCTTCAAACATTGAATTGACCGAAGAAGATATTTCTGAAGCTAAAAGATTGGCTATGGAAAAAGTAGTAGAAGAGCAAAAACAAAAAGTAGTCAAAAAGAAAGTAGCAAAGTCTGAGAAAGTCGATAAAACCGAAACCCAAACAGAAACTTTATCATTGTTTTAATATGAAACCGAGAACTAAATTGCAATTTGAGGTTTGGGATTTACACAAGTATCTTCCAGAACCAAGAGAACACGAACCTTATGCAATTAAGCAGCACGATTTTTATTTCACAAATCATTACAAGAAGCTTGTTTGTTTAGAATGCAATCACCAATGGAAACCAAATCAAATTTGGCAAGAAGAAGTTATCGGAGTTCAATGTCCTTCTTGTAAAAAAGATTTGAAGAAAATTGCAACACAAAATGGTGGAATGGCCACAAGGATTTTGAGATATTCTGTTGCACAAGTTGTTGATCTTTTTCAAGTAGTCAGATATTTTTCGTGTTGGAAAAATATGTCAAAAAACAAACCACCACAATATTATTTTCGTGCCTTGTTTGAGGAATGGAAAGATTGGGATAAAGACAAAAGAGTAATAATTGGTAGAACAAATGGATGGACTGGAGATGGATTTAATAATACTGATTATGAAATTAGAAACCCTAATGGACGAAGTTGGAGTGGTTCTGATTATGATAGATTTGCTTCGGACTTTAATTGTCCTAATCCTAGTTTTATACCAAGATTTGAAAAGTACCAATTAGATATCTGCGATCATGATTGCGACTGGCGACACTTAATTCATAAAATTGAACATTCAGACAAAACGGAAACCATTTTAAAAGCAAAACAAAAGGAATTGCTTTATCATTCGGTTCACGTCGATGGTAGACATCAATCATTCTGGTCCTCGGTAAAAATAGCAATCAGAAATAATTACATAGTTAAAGATGCTGGTATCTGGTATGATTACTTAGAATTACTTCGATTCTTTCAAAAAGACCTTCATAACGCAAAATTTGTTTGTCCAAAAAATCTTCATAAAGAGCATAATTACTGGATGAAGAAAAAGCAAAAAATTGACGAGATCAACCGATTGGAAAAAGAAAGGTTGAACATCATTAGACAACAGCAAAAGATTGAAAAATTAGAAGCTGAATATCTCGAAACCAAAAGCAAATTTTTTCATTTGGAATTTAAGCAAGGCGATATAACAATTTCACTTTTAAAAAACGTGAACGAATTCAAAGAAGAAGGAACAGCACTCAATCATTGTGTTTATACAAATGCTTACTATTCCAAAAAAGATTCGCTTATTTTTTCAGCTAAAGTGAAAGGTAAAAGAACAGAAACAATTGAGTTTATCATTTCAAAAATGAAAGTTGTTCAAGCGAGAGGATTCAGTAATAATTCAAGTAAACAACACGATCAAATTCTTGATCTATTCAATAATAACATTTCAAAAATATCTGAAATTATTAATCCAAAAAAAGTTAAAAATTTAAAACCAAGAAAAAATGAAAATCATCATTTCAGCAGTGCAGTTGCTTAAAAACTTGCAATCAGTATCAGGAGTTATCAACACAAGTAACACTATGCCAATTTTAGATAATTTCTTATTTGAAATTGAAAACAAAAATCTAAAAGTAACAGCTTCGGACCTGGAAACAACTATGAGCGTTTCTTTAGAATTGGGGTTTTCGGATGATAAAAAAGGTAAATTTTGTGTTCCAGCAAGGCTTTTAATAGATATCCTTAAAACTCTTCCTGAACAACCACTAACAATTGAATTTTTAGAAAACAATTCACTAAAATTGACATCTGAAAGTGGTGAGTATGAAATTGCATATTCAAAAGGGGATGAATATCCAAAGGCTATTGTATTAGAAAATCCATCATCAACAGAAATACCATCAAAGGTTTTATTGAGTGCAATTTCCAAGACAATCAACACTACTTCAAACGATGAACTTAGAGCAATGCTTACTGGAGTTTTATTTCAGTTAACAACAACCGGATTAATATTCGTTTCAACTGATGCAAACAAACTTGTAAAGTACTCAAGAACCGATTTGCAATCCAATGAAAATGCAAACTTTATTATGCCAAAAAAACCATTGAATGTATTAAAATCTGTTCTTGGTGGACTTGATGAAATGGTAAAAATTGAATACAACAATAGTAATGCAGTTTTTACTTTTAATAATTACTCTTTGATTTGTAGGCTTATTGATGCTAAATATCCAAATTACGAAGGTGTAATTCCTAAAGAAAATGATAAGATATTAATTGTTGATAGAGCTGCTTTTGCTAATCGAGTAAGTAGGGTTTCTATTTGTTCAAATAGAGAAACAAATCAGATCAAACTTAAAATTACAGGTCAAGAAATTGTTATGACCTCAGAAGATGCTGACTACTCAAATAAGGGAGAAGAGAGGCTGTCTTGTGAATATGAAGGCGATGATTTAACTATTGGTTTCAATTCAAAATTTTTATTAGAAATGCTAAAGGTTGCCAATTCCGATGAAGTTAAAATTGAATTATCACAACCTAATCGTGCAGGAGTAATTACTCAAAATGATTCATTAGAACCAGGAGAGGAAGTTTTAATGTTGGTTATGCCAACTTTGTTGAATAAGTAAAACAAAATAGGCTCTACAACTGATAAATATTGTTGGTTGTAGGGCTTTAAAAAAAAATAAAATGACAATGAACAAGATTTATAAATATCCAATACCAACAAAAGAGAAGTACACTATTGAACTTCCAAAAGATGCAAGGATTATCCGTGTGGAAGATGTTGACGGATTGTTTTTTCTGTGGGCAATAGTCAATACTGATGAAGAACACCCAACTGAAAAACGGTGTTTGGAATTTTACAAGACAGGGCAACCAATAGAAACTCCACTTGAATGGCTTAACTATTTGGGTACTTGTAAACTTTTCATTATGCAGGAACTATGCCTGTATGTTTTTGAAAATACTTTTGAAACCGCTAAAATAAACCCATTATGAGATACGGTGAACTTCCAAAAGAATTAGGAATATTTGAGGTAGAAGCAAAAGAAATGATGTTCTACCAATATTTACCTATCAAAATGCCAAATGAAACACAACCGATTTATGAGCCACGTTTAAAGTGCTTTGATAAATTGATTGGTGCAATTTGCTGTGATTTTATTGGCGAATTTGGACTGGATAATTATGTAAACTCATACGTTTATTTGACTGCAAAATTCCTTTATCAAATGCCTAATTGTTCTTTTAATAGAATGGGTTGGCATAGTGATGGTTTTTTAACTGATGATATTAACTATGTTTGGTGTGATAAATACCCAACTATTTTTAATAAAACCGATTTTGATTTGCCATTAGATGATTTACTTTCTATGGAAGAAATGGAAATACAAGCAATTCCATTTAATGATGTTACTTACAAAGAAAATCAACTTATAAGGCTTAATCAATTCAACATTCATAAGGTTGCACCAATTACAAAAGGTGGAATGAGAGCCTTTTTAAAAGTGTCTATTAGTAAAGACAAATATGATTTGATTGGTAACAGTCATAACTATTTACTGGATTATGACTGGCAAATGAAAGAACGAAAACAAGAACGTAATATACCGCAGTCTTTCGTTGATGTGCAGGGTCTTGACACTTGCCTGTAACTACCAATGATTAAATAATATCGATTATCTCTTGATACTTCCAAAATGTCAACCCAATATTGCTCAACGTTTAACACTAAAAAAGCAATATTATGGCAACGCTATTATTTACTCCAAGAACTACAATCGACGCTAATGTTTTTCAATACCGACTTGATCAATCTCCTTTTTATGCAGAATGGAATATGCGCACCGGTGCTTATGAATTCGAAATAGAGGAGGAAGAAGTTGACGAGCTCGAAGAAGTAATATCGTTTTGCGGCTTTGTGTCTGTTTGCCCTTGCACAATGCTTCAATTTAATAACAAATGTTGATGGGGCAAATAGCACAAAACCGCTGTTATGCGTAGTGGCGGTTTATTAACGATAAATTTAATTAGAATGAAGAAATACAAAATAATATATGCAGACCCTGCTTGGAAATACAACGACAAGCAAAATACACCTAAACTTGGTGGTGCGGTAAAACACTATCAAACAATGACAATAAAAGAACTTTGCAACTTACCTGTGAAGTGCCTTACAGAAGATAACGCTGTTTTGTTTATATGGACTACAAGCCCGTTACTTGAAGAAACATTTGCTGTTATAAAAGCGTGGGGCTTTAAGTATAAAAGCAGTTTTGTTTGGGATAAAATAAAACACAATATGGGGCATTATAACTCTGTAAGGCACGAACTTTTATTGATATGCACAAAAGGAAGTTGCACACCCGAAATAAAGAAATTGTTTGATAGTGTTGTTTCAATTGAACGAACCGAACATTCAAAGAAACCAAAGTATTTTGCGGACTTAATAGATACGATATATCCATCAGGAAACAGAATAGAACTATTTGCAAGAGACGTAAAGCAGGGTTGGGACGTTTGGGGCAATGAAGCAGAAGGTTCTGTAAATTTGGAGCAGTATCGTAGCCATTACGCATAACAAATTCATTAGCCTTTGATGTAAATGGTTATTTCGAATTTCAAAATTAAATCCAATGTTTAAATTCTGTAAAGTATGTTGCGCAATGCGACAATTCAAAAATCAAATATGTACAATCTGCAAAAAGTAAAATCTTAGTAAAAAACGTAATATTACCAAAAAACAAAACAATATGGCCTTAATTTTTTTAGAACCGCATCACATTCATCCAGTAGTTGATTGTATCAAAAAACGAATGGAAGTTATAAAAAAAAGACTTCTTAAGGACAATGACTGGGGAGATTATTCAGAGGATGGTTTAATTCATAAATGTTGTGATGCATCAGATGAATTTTACCGACTTTCTCAAGCATTGGAAGAAATCAACAAAGGATTAGTAAAGCAACAAACTGCAAACAAAGTTTAATTATGAATACATACAAAAAATACACAGCCAACGTATTTGTGGCCAAATGTCCAGAGCAACACGATAAAGGAGAAACCATAACCTTAACAACAAAATATGGACAAGAACACGACTGCATCGTTTTTAATCTTGTGCATCGCGATAAAGATGGCAACTTCTATTATTCAATTGTTAGAGCTGATGGCTTCAATTATCAGGAATACTGCAAAGCAAAAGCAGAACGTTATCAAAGCTGGGCAAATGCTCGTGAAAAAAAATCAAACGAATATTACCAAGCATCACAAGAAGGAAAAGATTTCCTAGCATTAGCAGAACCAATTAAAGTTGGACACCATTCTGAGAAAAGACATCGAGCTCTAATTGATAGAAATTGGAACAGAATGGCAAAGTCTGTTGAGAATGAAAAAATAGCTGAACAACACGAAAGCAAAGCAGACTATTGGAATAGTAGAGCCAGCATCATAAACCTTTCAATGCCTGAGTCAATAGAATTCTATGAGTACAAATTTGAAGCTGCTAAAGAATATCACGAAGGTTTAAAATCAGGAAAATACCCAAAAAAACACTCCTATTCTCTTACATACGCTAAAAAAGATGTCAACAAATTTCAAGAACTTTTGAATGATGCTCGCAAACTTTGGAGTGAATAAAAAAATACTAAAATTACAAATAGCTTTAAATCAGCATATTAATAAAATGGCCACTTTAATAGAGTGGCTTTTGTGTGTAACATATTTTACAAATTTCTAACATATTTTGTTACATTTGTTGTTAAATATAACCAAAGTAAAAAATTAACATTTTATGAATCAAGAAACTATCCAATCCAAAATCATCAAAACTGAACTTATTAATTGGCGAGAACTTAAATTTATCCAGCAAGAAAACTTCAAAGAGTGGGTGAGTGATGGTGCTCGAAAGTTGATGGAATCAATATTAAAATATCAGTTTATTTCTCCGTTTATGGTTTGGGAGAATGAAGGTATTTTGTATTGCCTTGACGGTCGCCACCGGTTTTTGGATTTGGAAAAGATTTCCGAACTAGGCGCAAGCGTTCCTAATGAACTTCCAGCTACTTTTATTGATTGCGCCAATATGAAGGAAGCTGCTGAATTGGTTTTGGTTTATTCAAGTAACTATGCTAAAATTACGCAAGAGGGTTTGTTGGAATTTGTCAATAATTTTGATTTGGATTTTCCTGATATGCAAGCGATGTTGAATATTTCTGATTTTGATAACATTACATTTCAAGGATTGCTTAACAAATCAAATGGAAATGATACTACCACCGAAGTAGTTCCATCATCATTGAAAGATAGTTTTATATTTCCACCTTTCTCAATTCTTGATACACGTTCTGGAGCTTGGCAAGAGCGCAAACGTAAATGGTTGGCTCTTGGTTTCAATTCACAAGAAACCAGAGAAGATGTTGAACTTATTGCAAAAAGCGGTCAATCATCTGGAATTTACGAGCTACGAAACAAAATGCGCGATATGCTACAACGTGAACCTTCGTGGGATGAAATCATAGATTACGCAAAGAAAAAAGGAATGCACGTTTACGAAGGCGCAAGTATCTTTGACCCTGTACTATGTGAATTATCATATCGTTGGTTTTGTCCTGATGGTGGCAAAATACTTGATCCGTTTGCTGGTGGTTCTGTTCGTGGTGTTGTCGCTGGAGTACTTGGTTATGATTATTTAGGAATTGATTTGCGTGATGAACAATGTGTTGCAAATAGGAAACAAGCATCTGTTTTAAAATTAGATGTTGTTCAAACGCAATGGTATGCTGGAGATAGTAACGAAGTTTTATCCCAGAAAATGAGTGAGGATTGTTTCGATTTCGTTTACTCTTGTCCTCCATACGCAGACCTTGAGAAGTACAGCGACGACCCAAAGGATTTATCCAACATGGATTATGCCGACTTCAAAGAGGTTTACTTTTCAATCATCAAAAAGTCAGTTGCACAACTAAAAGAGGACCGATTTGCGTGTTTTGTTGTTGGTGATGTTCGCGACAAAAAAGGTTTTTACTACAACTTTGTTTCAGATACTATCCAGGCTTTTAAAGATGCTGGAATGGAATTATATAACGAAATCATTTTGGTTAACGTTGTTGGTTCTCTCGCTATTCGTGTTCGTAGACAATTCAATGGCGGTCGTAAAGTTGGTAAAATGCATCAAAATGTATTGGTTTTCTACAAAGGCGATCCCAAGAAAATCAAAGATAATTTTCCAGAATTAAATCTTGGAGAACTCGAAGAACCAGCTGAAGTTATTTAGTGTTGAAAAAATATAAGAATTGGTTATTTTTACGCCATTATAATCAATTCTTTTTTTAAAAATGGCTACAACTAATTATCAAATACTTATCGAAATGAGAGATTCAATTGTTGCATATTTAGAAGAGGAAAAAGGAATAAACGAAGATGCTTTGAAAGCATACGAACCAGCAATTATTCAAGATTCAGACCCCGAAATGAGAATTTTGCGTGAAAAAGAAGCAATAAAGCTTCGCGATAGAATTACAGAATTGAAACGTCATATTGCGGTTATTAAACGAATGTTTCCAAACAAATAATTATGGCTGGTGTACGATCATCTAAAGAAGAAACCGAAAGACGTGTGTTCACCATTCAAGGGTGGATAATTTCTGGTGTGCCTGATTATTTGATTTTGAAAAACATCGAACAGCAGTTTCAAAATTCAGACGGAAACTACATTAGTCGTCGGCAAGCAAAGGTTTTACTTCAAAAGGCTTATAAGATATGGCACGAGGAAGAAGAAGCTACTATTGAACAAAAACGTGCACTTAGAATTGCTGAATTGAAACAAGACATTCGCAATATGAAAGAATCATACAAAGGAACTCCACAGGGAATGTCTGTTGTTAATAGCATCAAAAAAGAAATAACAAAACTCGAAGGACTTTATCATCCAAAAGTTAATATTCACAAAGGAGATCCAGAAGCTCCAATATTTTTGACTGATGGCTTTTCAGATGAAAAACAAAAACGACTTGATGCCTTGCTTGAAAAAGCTAAAGCATTGAATCCTTGATATTTTTTTGAATTTAGTATAATAAAATATACAAATAATTTGTAAAATATATTACATTTGACGTATGAAAAAATTAATTTTAGTCTGTATGACGCTATTCTTGTTAGGTAGCTTCACAACTTCGGCCACTACTCCGATGTTGGACACAAAAGAAAAAAGTGTAGCATTAAAAAAAGAATCTTTTGAAGTATTTTCTTCAAATGTATTTACCATTAAAAACGATGCTGTTGATGTGGCGAGAATTGCTGTAAGCGAAAATGTCAAGAATGACACATCTTATGAAAAAGCAGTTATTAAATGCATCAAAAAAAGACCTATTAGAACCTTTGATGGTTATAGTGGATGGCAAGTTTATGCCTGTGTTGATGTAGATGGTACAACGGTTTCAGTTCAAGGTCAATATTATTCCTGGGGCTCTGAAATAAACGTACTAGCAGAAGTCGATAGCACTTGTAAGTGTAACTAAATTAAACACAAGAATACAAAAGCTCCTGACTGGATTAGGAGCTTTTTTTAAATCTGGGGATTTCGTCTAATGGCAGGACGGTGACTGGCCATCATTAAAGAGGTTCGATTCCTTTAATCTCCACAAAAACTAGAAAGCTCGAAAACTTTAGATAGAGGGAAGTTTCAATAGTACGTCATTTTATAGCCTATCAAAATTGAAGTAATGGTAAATGTGGTTAAATCAGCAGTCTGTAAAACTGTCGCCTTTCGGCTATGTGGGTTCGATTCCCTCTACTTCAACAAAAAAACAGAATTTCTAGGTTGTAAGAGACCGAGTAGAACCTTTCGCCTACGGCTTGGCGAAGTTGCCGTAACCAAAAGTTTAATTAAAAAACAAATGTTCAAATGATAGATAAAAGTTCAATAGAAGCACTAAACGGCAATTTTGCCAAACCGATGTTAGCACCAGTACGAGTTCTTAATCTCTATGCTGGGATTGGAGGAAACCGAATGCTTTGGGGTAATGAATTTGATATTACAGCAGTAGAATATAATCCAAACATTGCAAAGGTTTACAGTAACCAATTTCCAAATGATAAAATGATAATTGGAGATGCACACCAATATTTATTAGACCACTATAACGAGTTTGATTTTATTTGGAGCAGTCCACCTTGTCCTAGCCATTCAAGAATGTGTTTTGCTAAAAAAGAAAAAGGATATATTGATATGAAATTGTATCAAGAGATAGTGCTTTTGAAAAGTTGGTTTAAAGGTAAGTATGTAGTTGAAAACGTAATACCATATTACGAGCCATTGATAAAGCCAAATGTTATTTTAGGCAGACACCCATTTTGGACTAATATTGATGTTACTGATAAAGAATTTAAAAACATTGATATAAGCCGTTCAAAACCTGACGAACTATTGACTGAAAGAGGTATTAATGCTACAATATTTGATTGTATTAAAGATGTACCCGAAAATCGTTCAAAAGATAACCGATTTGAAAGACTGCAATTAGTTAGGAATATGGTAAACCCTGAAATCGGACTTCATATTCTCAAATGTGCAGGATGGTAGTATTGGTGCTAACGGGTCAGTAAAGCTCGTTAAATCATTCTGCTATACTACGATTAAAGGGTTAGGTATTTTATGTTTGACGACGTTGTAAAATACTTTAGGGTAGTAGAAAAAGTGATCGTGTGGCGTTATTCATTGAAAAGCTTAAAATTTGGATAAAGCAATGAATTATAAAAAACACTTGTAGAAATCTGTTTTTTTTTAAAGCAAACTAAAACCAAACAACTATATGAATTTTGAATTAGACAACTCACAAATTAAAAAAAGAAACGATCATGTTGTCGTTAAATCAAACACAAATGTTTCAAAAGATACTTCATCAGTTAGGATTGAGTTTTGGTTCGAGGAAGGCTCTGAAATGAAACAACGATTACTTCAAAATAAAAATGTAAAAGTCCTAAACTAATGCTTACCGATGCTGAAATGTTAGAACTTGAAAATCTCTTGAAAGAAAAAGAGATTGACATTTCACGCAAAAGACTTTGTAAAATTGACGAATATACAAATCCAAACTTTGAACTACTTCAAAATGCAATAACACAGCAGAAGTATGAAAAAATAAAAGATGAAGATGTTTTGGTCGCTGGTTATCGAGGAGCTGGCCTTGAAGGTTCTTCTCGTTCTGGAAAGACATGGTCCGGTGTAGATATTATAATTTGGCTTTGCTTATACTACGAGCCTAAAGGCTGTACAATCAATATTTATCGTGAGACTTACAATGAGTTCAAAACAACTCTTTATGATGATTTCAAACGTCGTCTTGATGATTTCGGACTTCCGAATAAATTCCATAACAACGATGAGGTAAAGTCATTTAAGATTGGCAAATCAAAGATTTTCTTTCTTGGTGATGGAAAACATGGTGGTGGTTGCGACTATGCTTTCTTTAATGAAATGATGTTTATTAAGCAATCCGTATTTGACCAAGTAGAATTGCGGTGTCGTAAATTTTGGTGGGCGGATTACAATCCATCAGTTACCGACCACTGGTTTTTTGATAAAGTACTCACAAGGCCAGACGTTGCATTTTTAAGAACTACTTACTTAGACAATAGACACATTTCTATTCAAGAAAGAAACAAAATTTTGAGTTGGGAACCTTGGAAGCCAGGATCATATATTGTAAAAAATTCTGTGGTTTTATGTTTCAATAAACTGACTGGAAAAGTAGAGCCAGTTTCGTCAACTAATCAACCACCACCACATCCAACCAATTTAAAAAATGGCACTGCAGATGAATTTATGTGGAAAGTTTACGGACTTGGACTACGTGGAGCAATGAAGGAAGTTATATTCCAATACGTTGAATGGATTGATAAGTTCCCAGAAGATAAAGCAGCTATTTATCCAAATGATTTTGGTTTTACAACAGATCCAAACGTACTTGTAAAATATGCTGAAGATGAATTTAATATTTGGATAGAGCCATTATGTTATGAACCAATCGAAACTCCAAAAGAACTTGCATTATTATTAGAGAGTTTAGGTATTGAAAAAAATGCAATTATCCCTTGTGATTCAGCTGATAAATATACTGGAGAAAACAAAGGAACTGTTGAAATGGTTAAAGGATTAAAGCAAGAAGGTTTTATTAATGCTTATAAAATTAGCAAAACAAAATCTGTAATGTATTGGCTAAACTCTATGAAAACTAAAAAAATTCATATTGTAAAAAATCATCTTTATCAAAAAATATTAAAAGAGCAGCAGAATTACAGAATGAAAGAAATAAACGGAATTGCAATAAATCAACCAATTGATAATTTCAATCACTTTTGGGATGGTTCTCGTTATGGCCACATCGCACACAATTCAAAAACTTTAGTCCTGGAAACATCAGAAGAAATATTAAACCAAATCAATTACTAATTATGTTATTTACCATTTTACAAAATCAATTTATGTTAGGAAAACTAATCGAAAGTGAAGATACTAACAATTTACAAACTATTAATGAACAGCTTAAAGAAGCTATTGCTATTCAAGATTACTTATTATCTCGTGGATCAAACGATGAATCGGTAAATGATAGAATTAGACTTCTTCATTATAAATTAATCAATCAATAAAATTATGGAAGAGTTAATCGCGATGCTTGAATCCGATCCAAAATCGGCAATAGCACAAATCAAATTAAAAAGTAAGGATTCTGAAACAATAACTCAATACAGAAAAGAGTTCAAAGAATTCGACCGAACATTAAGACCAACACAAGTTGCAAACATCCAAAAGGATAAATCTATTGGAAAAGGAGAAAAGTCAAAACTGGTAAAAGCAGTTCGTATTCCAATAAATTTTGCAAAAAAGATTGTCAATACTGCAACTGCTTTTGAAGTAGGAAAACCTGTTACATTGATTCCTTCTGTTGAAAGTGATTTGTCAAAACTTATTGGACTGATTTGGAAAACAAACCGAATTGATTCAATGATTCAAAAGTTAGTTTCCTTATGCAAAACAGAAACTCAAGGCGCTTTGAATTTTTATATTTCTGATATCAAACAAGAGGGTTTGTTTAATAAAATTCTTGCTGCATTGAAATTAAAAGCGTCAAAAGAAATCAAGGTCAAGTTATTAGACAATACCACTGGAACAATGACACCTTATTTTGATGCCATTGGTAATATGCTTCTATTTATGTGGGAATACAAAACACAAGTTGCTGGTAAAACAGTTAATAATGTTCAGATATGGAATGAAAAGCTATCTTACATATACAATGATGCTGATGGAACATTTAAGTTAATTACTAAACTTCCTCATGGTTTTGATAGAATTCCAATGGTATATGTTTCGCAAGAGCAACCAGAATGGTTTGATGTTAAGGACCTAATTGACCGTTTCGAGGTTGCGATATCAAAAGGTGGTGGTGCCAACGATAGAACAGCGCACCCAATTTTAGCAATTATAGGAGAAATAAAATCCCTTCCTGATGCAAATGATGATGGAAAGATTATCAATCTTACCAAAAAAGTTGATGATAATGGTAATTTAATTCAATCAGAAGCTAAATTCCTTGAATCATCAGGTGGAAATGAAAGCCACAAAAACGAATTGGAATTGATTTGGAAGCTGATATTTTCTATTTCTCAAACTCCTGATTTATCTTTTGATAACTTGAAAGGACTTGGAAATGTATCTGGCGTTGCTTTAAAATTGATGTTTTTAGATGCTATTATCAAAGCAACTATGAATGAGGGTGACAATCGAACAATGATTGAAAGAATTATCAACATAATTCTTTCAGGAATCGTTACAACGACTAATACAAGCATGAAAACATTAGCTGCTGAATTGTATTACGATATTAATTTCAATTCAATACTTCCTGATGATTTAGCTTCAGCAAGTGATATTATCATTAAATTGAAAGATGCTGGATTGCTTTCTTCTGAAAGCGCTATTAAGATGCTTGATATTGTAGAAAATCCGGTTGATGAATTAGAAAAAATCAAGCAAGAGCAACCAGAAGTAGTTCCACCAACAGCGTAATATATGAACATACCAAATGAGTATAACATTGAAGATATTCTTTACCTAAAACACGATATTGAGCAGTTACCTAGAATGGTTTCTGCTCTTGTTTGGGATGGCCACAAAGTGATGTATGAGGTTATTTCTGGAACAGAAGCATCACAACACTATGAATATGAATTATCACCTATAAAAACTATTTACTAATGAAAGCACTAAAACTATTTTTTACTTGGTTATTTTTTCCAATCATAGTATTGGTAAAAAAGAGACAAAAACACATCATTAATAAAATTGATGAGGTCACCGACAACTACGATAAACTTATCGAGGAATACAATCTTATCCATAGAAAAGAAAGTAAGCTATCAAAAAAGGAACGAGAAGAAGTTCTTTTTACAGTTGATTTTCTTATACAAAAAGGTCATTTAAAAGTGAATAACGTATGAAAGAAACTGAATTAAGAATTGGGAATTTAATACTAGTTAAATTTAACGACGAAATAGGTAAAAAAATATCTGATGAATGGACTATTGAAAAAGTAAACTATAATCATATAAAAGATATTTCTACCAACAATAAGGATGTTTTATATAAACCAATTGAAATAACAGAAGAACTTTTATTAAAGTTTGGATTTGCAAAATACACTGGTTGGGATGATATGGTTTATTGGTGTTTACCTGATGAACATGGAGACCCAGAAAGATTTGAAGTTTTTGAAAATCAAAAAGGTTTTGAATTGTCAAGCGGTGCTATTTGTGAAAGCGTTCACTTACTTCAAAATGCTTATTTCTTTCACTATTTAAACGGAAAAGAATTAACAATTATCACAGATGCAAAACCCTAAAATCAAAACAAAAGTAGTTCATTCTCAGTCGAAGTCGTCTTGGAATATTGTTGGAACTGGATTGAGTGGTAAGTATAAAATTGCTAGAATTCCTTATGTAGTTTCTGGAAATGAAATTTGTGATGCCAGAGAAAAAGCAGAAGCTTTACATCATGCAGAATTCATTTCTTTTTGTTTCAATAATTCTGAAAGCATATTAAAAATTAGATGACTAACTTAACAATAATAATAAACCAATGATTATGAAAGCACTTAAATTATTAGCTTTAGCTTTACTATTTGTCAGCTGTTCCAAAGATGATGATTGTTCAGGAAATTATGATGAAATATACAACCAATATCAAGTTCAAATTGATTATGTGATGAACCATCCAATAGGAGGTTTAATTGATTATAGACAAATAGATTTGCTGAAGCAGGAACGCGATAAAAAACTCCAAAATGCATGTAGATAATTAATGCAAATAAAGTCTAAAAAGGCGTAAACTTATAAGTTGATTTTTGATAATTAATCATTCTTTCGGGCAAAGAAAAACTCGCATCTTAAATGAGAAATAAGTTAATTCCTCTGCATTAAACAAAACCACTCTTTTCGGGTGGTTTTTTTGTGCTCAAAAATATTATTCTTATTTAGACTAAATTAAAATAAAGTTATTACATTTGTTGTCAATATATTATTAACTAACATTTTAATTATGGCAGTAGCACCAGAAAAAATCAAGGCAAGACTTAAGGCATTGTTCCCTAAGGCTAACTTATCAACCAAAAGGTTAGACGTATATGCGGCTAAACTTGCACCAAAACCAGCGGATGATGCAGACGATGCAGCAATCGATGTAATCATTAATGAATACAACGAAGTAATCGATTTTGAAGCAGTTGCAAAAGAGGACGACAAAACACGAACTCTTGAAGCAGCAAAAGCAAAAGCCGATGCAGAAGCAGCAGCAAAAGCTAAAGGTGGAAAAGGTAATCCGACTGATGAAGATGATGAAGATGATGAACCAGAAGGTTTAACTCCGTTTGAAAAAACGATGTTAAAAAGATTTGGAGAATTAAAATCTGATATTGATTCAATCAAAACTGGAAGCGTAAAGCAAAGCAAGTTAGAGCAAGTAAAATCATTGCTGGAAAAATCAGAAGTTTTTAAAAAACTAGACGATGAAACTAAAGGCTTTATGCTTAAAAACGTGGACTTAGAATCTGAAACACCTTTTGAAGAGCAAATCACTTCATTAGAAGGAGTTTTAGGAAAATTAGTTCAAACAAATGCCGATAGCAATCAATATGCTGGTCCAGCTGGTGGAGGTTCTCCAGCAGATGTAAAAGCCGACCAAGCAGTTGTTGATAAAATGTTAGAAGGAATTTAAAAATCAGTATTAATCACAAAAATTTAAAGTTATGTCAGGAACGACTGGAAACTTAAATAATGTCGTTGACAATTTCGATACTTCAAAAGATAGTATAGTGATTGTTAACAATCAGGAAACAATTCCTGGAGGAAAGACATTAGACACAACAGGATTTGCACCGGCGGTTATTCCAGCTGGACATCTTGTTATTGAAGAAACTGCGACAGGTGTTTTAAAACCGATGCCAGTTTCAGGAGCAAATTATGGCTCTTTGCCTGCAAACCACACTTATAAAGGTGTTGTTGTATCAAGTGTTTTAACTACAAAACCTTTTGTATCAGTAATGATCAAAGGAACAGTTAATAAAAACGCTTCTGCTTACGGAATTAGTTCCGTTCTTTCGGCTGTTAGAACAGCATTACCATTAATTCTTTTTACTCAAGACTAAGCCATGAATCAATCATTATTCGTCCAGTTTCTAGCATATTTCAAATTGCTAGCTAAAACCATTGAAGAGAAAGTAAATGGTAAAAAAACAGAGTTAACTTACTTGCATAAGGAAATGTTAACCGAAGAACTATCTGTAGATTTACAATGGAAAAGTTTATCCGTAAACTCAAACATTGTTGCTGCGGACATTGTAGCATTAGATTCAGCTTTACCATTAAAAAGAAGAGATTCTTTTGGCGCTGCTTCTGGTGATATTCCTAAAGTTGGTATGAAATTACAATTGACTGAAAAACAAATGACAGATCTTGACGTGTTAAAAGCACGTAATGCAGAAACATCTGTTTTAGTTGATAAAATTTTCGACGATACTAAAAAAGCAACAATGGGTATCCATGAGCGTAACGAATTTATTTTCTTGCAATCATTATCAACTGGTATTGGTTTAATTGAAAATGAAAACAACGTTGGAACAGGTGTTCGTGTTGATTTTGGTTACAAGAATGCAAACAAATTTGGAGCTTCGACAATATGGTCAGATGCTAATGCTAAACCAATTGATGATATTAAACGTATCGTTAAAATTGCTGCTGCAAAAGGCGATATGATTAAGTTCTTAATGATGTCAGATACTACTTTTGATAAGTTAGCAGAGAATGAGCAAACACGTCAGAATTTTGCATTTAGTCAAAACTTCTCTGGAGATAATGCTAATATTCCAACTCCTGATTTAACACAAGTAAATACATTAATGCAACGTAAGTTTGGACTAACAATCATTGTTGTTGATAGAACTGTTACAACAGAGCGTGATGGAGTAAGAACCGTTCAAACTCCTTGGGCTGTAAACAATGTAATTTTCTTAACATCAAATAAAGTTGGTAAGTTAGCTTATGGAATTTTAGCTGAAGAAACAAGAAAATCACCTAAAGTAATGTATGAGAAATCAGGTTCTTACATTCTGTTGAAAAAATGGAGTACTGAGGAACCATTTGCTGAATTCACATCTTCTCAAGCTTTAGTTATTCCAGTAATCAATAATGTAGATTCTATTTACTTATTGAATTGCGAGGAGGCTGTAACTGATGCGCAAACAGAGAATGATGCAAACTTTGATTATAAAGAAGATAGCTACACTCGTACTTCTGTAATTGCTGGTATTAATGCTGCTGTTGGTAAAACAAAAGCTAAATCAACAAATACTGATGCTAAATTACTTGAGTATGTAAATGAGTTATCAGAAGAGCAAATCTTGGTATTTGAAGCTACCATAGTTCCATCAGCATAAGATGTACTCAGACGAAATCATATCAACTTTAACCGAAAGAATTGGTTTCGGAACACCACAAGAGGAAAGCTTCGCTGTTCAAATCAGCGAAGCTAACTCAACGGGTGCTTCTTCTCGTATTTTTAAGTCGTTTCATGCACTTTGTACTATTGAAAATATTTTTGATTGCATAGATATTGTTTTACCAGATCATGCAGATAGTAGCGATAAATTCAATGCTATTTTAGATGATTTTAGAAACGGAGCAGTAAGAGAAATACTTCCAGCAATACTTAATAGTCATGTTGATTACATTATTGATACAGACTACTCAAAAACTATTGAAGATAACATTGTTTTATTTGATAATGCTATTGGATTTAAAGTTGCTATGTCTGTTTTGGAAATGTTCGCTTCTTCCAAACGTATCAATATAACCGAAAGAAATTCAAAACTATCATCTTCTAATCTAAAATTAGAGTTAAATGGTTTTAGAAATGAAAACGGAGCACTGGTTGCTCGTGGATTAGTTCACGAATACCAAAATGCAGTCAAAGCAGCTAGAAATAAAATATTTCCAATCCTTCCTATTGTTGAGGATGGCAACGCTTGGTAATTATGAATTATAACAATTATCCTTCATACGGAATTGATTCAAGCTTTAAAAGGCTTCAAAATATTCTTGCTACAAAGTTAGAATTAGAAGGTGTTGACTTCTATGGTAGAGTTCAAAGAACTTTATCAAAAGATTTGAAAAGCAACATTCCAACAACACTGATATCAAGCAAGGATTATAAAGATGTTTACTATGATGATAAAAATGCTCCTGGAGGAAATGTTTTTTTTATTGATTCTGAAAAGCATTCAAGCAAAGATGGAATAATTTTTAAAAGTGAAATCAAGATTGTGTTTATGCTTAATCTTGATAAGGTACTTTCAAAAAAAGAGTATAGAGCCGATGTTCAAATACAAGATCACTGCATCAAATTGGTGCAAAAAACAAAAATGATAGAAATCACTGGAATAGATAAAGAATTGAATTCAATTTTAAAAGGATTTGATGTAAGTAGTATTAAAATGTCTAACGTCAATCCTTATCATATTTTTTCCATTGATGGAAGTCTTACTTATAATTTTAATTGTAACCATTAATACCGACACACGATATGGGACACATAATCGAATGTAAAAAAGCTGGTAATAAAAATAAAAACACCGGTGCAAAAGAGCAATGTACAGCAGCTCCAGTAATTCGTCACGCATTAGCAACGAATGAACAAGTTTTTGATACAGTTGCTGACTTTAAAGATTTGGCAGTTTGGAAAACACAGAGAGATGATAAAAAAATAATTCCTCTTTTTCCATTAGAAGAATTAGCAATTGCTGATACTGAAGATACCTACAAAGAAGGTAACGAAAAATACAGAACTGCTGTAGGTCAAAAAATCAGAACTTTTAACTGCGTATTGAGCGAATGTTCACACGCTGCTTTAAAGTCGTATCATGGTAAACTTATGAAAGTTTACGAATTTACAAAAGAGCAAGAAATCAAAGGGGTTTCTGTTGATGGAACAACTGTAAAAGGTCAAACTATCAAAATTGAAGTTGGTAAATTAGTTGATGCAGTAAATGATAATTATCAGTACTCACCAGTTACTATTTACTACCAAGACTTCAACGAGTATGAGGACTATGCAGTAAGAGTAAAACCAGACTGGCCAAATATTGAGTTAAATGGTATTATGGATGTTAATTTAACTTTAGTTTCAGCTTCTGCTACTTCTCTTAAATTTACAGCTGATGCTGGTTGCGTTGGTGATGCAGTTACTTCTTTAGTTTCAGCAAATGTTTTATTATTAAACTCTGACGGAACTGCAAAATCACATTCATTCGTTGCTCCTGATGAAGATGGGGTATATGAATTGACTGGAACAGGTTTTGCTAACGGAATGACAATTGACCTTAATGGTGTTGTTGTTAAAACAGAGGATTCTTACGAATCAACTGGTCCGTTAACAATTTCTGGAATTTCTTAATACCTTTTTACTATGAAAGGTAGAAATCAGTACAAAGGAATAACGTTTGAGGAAAATTATTCAAGAACGTTTGATCAGTTCAAGGCAGAGTTTGAAAACACACACGTTTTCAAAAGAATAGAACCAAAGCAAAGGTTGAAAGAATTGAAAATTGCCTTTGAAATAGCTACTTCAAAAGCAAAATCAAAAACAGAAGAAGTAGCTGAAGAATAGAATAAATCTTATTGCAGAAGAGGACGTATAGAGTTGGCAACAATTTTATAACGTCCTTTTTTTTATAAAAATACCAATGGCGACAATTGAAGAACACTACAATTCTATTAAAAAAATTGATGAAGCAATAGCATCAAAAGAGTTATTTGATTTCATCAGAAGTATTGAAAAGAAACTTACTGAACTAAATAGAATACAATTAAACGAAAACTCTAAAGACATATTCGGAGATGCAATTGGATTCTATTCTAAAGCAACAGAGGTAATCACCAAAGGACAAAAAAAAGCGGGTGAACCATTCGATGCAAAAGATAGTGGAAGTTTCTTAGATAAGCTTTATGCAAGGGTTGAAAATGGATTGATTGTTTTTGGTTCTACTGATTCAAAAGTTGATTTAATTATGAATTCCGATAACTGGCTTTCAAAGGATTTATTCGGACTTACTGATGAAGATTTGAACAAGGTTATTGAAGATGAATTCAGACCGTTTATGATAAAATTTTATAGAAAAGAACTAGGATTATGATTTACGATAAACTCAGAAAACTTCCAAAAGTTATCCAAATGGATATCTACGAAACTGGAGACCTAACATTGATATCTGATGAAGATACTCCAATTGATCAACTAATTGATTTGTGGACCAAATTAGAAGATGAATTTTCCAGAAAGTATAACAAAAAGGGTGTTGATGATATTTTCAACCTTGAAAGAGAAATTGAGTACCAATCAAACCGATATCTAATAATCAATTCTTGCTGTGAGCAATTGTTATTTGATAAAACCCCAGAGGTAATACAAGTATTGAAAGAGCAAGGATATTCTTTTGATGAAAATTCTGTTGATTTTAAGTCACAATTGGATAGAATTCATCGCGAATCGAAAGGAATCATCATAAAAATAAATCAATTGAAAGATAAGCTCCCAAAGGTAGAGGAAGGCAAATCTTTTGAAAACAACATAATTGAAGTCATGGCAAATTACTCCGCTATTTTAGGAATTGCTTTTGATTTCAATACAGTATCGGTTGAGGCTTTTCATTCTTACGAATCTCAAGTAAAAGCTAAAATCAAAAATTTAGAAAAATCAATCGCACAATCAAAAAACAAATAGTTATGAGCGGTCAAATCACAAGAAAAGACATAATTACAGATGAAGCCTTGAATTGGGGAAGAGATTATGCAAAAGTTATGGACGAGGCAATTGGCAAAAACAAAGAGTTTGTTGATACCATTGTAGCTTTAAATGCCGAGAATGTTAAACTTAGAAGGTCCGAAAATCAAACGGAATTTCTCAAACAAAAAAATGAAATAAAATTAATTACTGAAAAAAATAATGCTGCATTAAAAGAGCAAATGAATCTTGAAATTGCCTTGGAAAAAATCAAGCAAGAATCAGTCAGAACTGCTAAACTTGAACTTGATGTTGAATCAAAAAAAGAAGCTGCAAAAAAGAGAAATAATAAACTCACCATTGAGGAACGTGTTCAAAATGAAGTAAACAATCGTTTACTTAAACAAGCTGCTTTGGCTCAACTAAACCTAACTGAAGCTTACACTAAATTAAATAATGCCAGGACTGCTGCTAAAAATAAACTTCGTGAATTAATTATTACCGAAGGAGAGAATGCAAAAGTAACTCGTCAAGCTGCTAAAGAGTTTGAAGTACTTGATAGAAAAATAAGGCAAGCAGATAGGGCAGTTGGCGACTTTTCAAGAAATGTGGGTAATTACCCTTTACAAAATTTTGCATCAGGATTAAGAAACTTGATCGGCGCTTTTGGTTTAACAACTGGAATTGCTCTTTTTGCTGGAGTGATGAAAGGCGCTTACGATACTATCAAGCAATTTGAACAAGGTGTTGCTGATTTAAGCGCAATTACAGGAGCAAGTGGAAAAGACTTGGAATACTTAAAGAAACAAGCAATTGACACTGGTAAAGGTGTTCAAGGTGGCGCAATCGCAGTTGTAGAAGCTTATAAGTTAATCGCATCTGCAAAGCCAGAATTACTTGAAAATGTTCAAGCTTTAAATTCTGTTACAAAAGCAGCTATTCAATTATCACAAGCGGCTGGAATGGAATTGCCAGAAGCTGCTACTGCTTTGACCGATACTTTAAATCAATTCAATGCACCTGCTGAACAAGCTGGTGAATTCGTTGATGCTTTAGCTAATGCAGCGAAATATGGTGCTGCAGAAATTCCAGCAACAACAGAAGCATTACTGAAGTTTGGAGCTGTGGCCAGAACTTCAAATATTTCTGTTCAAGAATCTGTTGCACTGATTCAATTACTTGCTGAAAATGGTATTAAAGGCGCAGAGGCTGGAACTAAGTTAAGAAACGTTTTACTTAAGATATCGGCACCAGATGCATTACCAAAAGAAGCTAGAAAAGAGTTTGAAAGATTAGGAATTTCATTGAGTTTCTTAAAAGACAATACTATTCCGATTCAAGAAAAACTTGAAAAGCTAAAACCATTATTAAAAGACAATTCCTCAATCGTTAAAATATTTGGTGATGAAAATGCTACTGCAGCTATTAATGTGCTTTCACATACCGATAGATTAGGAGAATTAATACCAAAAATGGGAGAATTCGGAACTGCTGCAGAACAAGCAGAAATCAGAATGAATACTTTGAATGGTAAAACTGAAATTCTTTCTTCCACTTATGATGCTTTCATATTGTCTGTAGGAAATGGAAATGGAGTAGTTTCTGAATTTTTCAAAAAATTTGTTGTTGGAACAACGCTAGCTCTTGAGGGTTTAATACGATTAAACACTTCATGGAATGATTTGTTTGGTAAATCAGCTGAAAAAGGAATTCAAGATGGAAAAGCTATGTATAAAGAATTGTTTCAAGATTTGTACAAACCATTAACCAACGCTGAAAGAAAATCAATTCAAGATAAAATTAAAGCCATTCAAGATGAAATTAATAATCCAAATACTTCAAATCAAAAAAGTGCTCAATTGCGAGGAGAATTAGAAGGACTATCATCAAAATTAATTAAAGATAACAAAAAAGAATCTGCAAAAATAATAAGAGATATTGCTTTGAATGATTTGGAAATTGCACAGAAAGAGTATGCAGAAGTTAATAAAAAACTAGATGAATACAAGGATAATGCTTTTAAAGCTTCAAGGACTTATGGATTATCAGAAGATGATATGAATAAAAGAAAAGAAGAAATCATTAGAAGAATAAATCAAGAAAAAGAGATTATTCGTCGGGCTGAAAAAGAAGGAAATATTAAAAAAGTAGATCCTGGAACTACAACAGAAACAACTGATTCAATAACAGGACTTTCTGATGCTGAAAATAAAAAGCGTTTAGCTGAGGCAAGAAAAGCTATTGAAGAATATATCAAATTGCTTCAAAAAAGAAACAAAGATGAATTCGAGTTAAATCAATTCCGTTTAGAGCGTGAAATCTATTACAATCAGTTAATTCTTGATAATGAAGAAGAAAATATTCAAAATAGAACTAATGCATTCTTGCAAATTGAACAGTTGAAAAAAGCATCATTGGATGAATCTTTAGCATATCAATTAAAATCTAATGCACTTGCTCAAGAATCAAATAAGCAACTATCAAAAGCGCAAATTGATGCTCTTGAAAAGCAAGTTCAAATTGAAGCAAGAACATTGATTAATTCTGGTAAATTAAAAGAGAATGCTACTTCAGAAGAAATTCTCATATATGAGAAATATATTCTTGAATTGAAACGTCTTGATGATAAAAGAAAAGCAGATGTTCAAAAGTTAGTTGATAGTCAAACTTCCATAATTCAAAAACAAATTGATGCAGAAAATCAAGTTCGTGATACTGCATTGAATAATAGAATTATAAAGGAAAATGAATTGTATCAAAATGCCTTACAAGTTGCTGGATCAAACTTTCAATTAATTGAAGATGCCACAAAAGCACACGAAGCGAGATTATTAAAAATAACTCAAGATAGTAATAAGCAAAAGTTACAGTATCAAATTGATACAATGCAATCGCTTCTTGATGAAAATAAAAAGCTTCCAATTGCAGAGCAAATTTCAGCAGAAAAAAGAGCTGAAATTGAAAATAAACTTTCTCAATATCGTAAGGAGTTATCTGATATCAATATTGAAAATGTATTGAAATCAAATGAAGCTGAGGTTCAAAGTGCAAAAGAACGTGAAGAAAAAATAGTTGAGATATTAAAAGAAAATGCCGACAGAACAAGGGAATTATCTCAAAGCCTTGCTACTTCATTAATTGATTTAGCAAACTCAATTTTTGATGCGAGAATTGCTTCTATCGATGCAGAATTACAAGCAAATGCAGACTACTATGATAATCAAATAGAACTTGCTGGAAATGATGCAAGGCAAAAGGATTTACTTGAAAAAGAGAAAGCCAAAAAAGCCAAAGAATTAGAAAAGGAGCGAAAAAAAGAAATGATAAAGGCTGCTATTTTTAATAAAGTTATTTCGTTAGCTGAAGTAGGAGTAACCCTTGCAAAAACATTAATGCAAATCAACCTTGCTGCAAGAGCATTAGATGCTGTATCATTGGGAACTTTAGGTTTACCATATCAAGGCTTACAAACTGGACTTGCTATTGGAGTAGCTGCAGCACAAACTGCTACTATCTTAGCAACTCCTCTTCCAAAATATAAAGATGGTAGAAAAGGAGGTCCAGCGCAATTAGCTTATGTTGGTGATGGTGGTAGAGTTGAGGTATTATCAGATCCTGATGGTTCAAATCCAATTTATACGCCAAAAGTTCCAACACTAACTTATTTGAAAAAAGACCAAATGGTACATAAGACAGTTGATGATTACGAAAATTATGTCAGAACTTCAACACTTCAATTGTATGATAAAAATGCAAACCAAGCAAAACAATATCAATTTATTCAAAATACTACTTCTCATTATGACAAGGAAATAATTGAAGAATTAAAGCGTAACACAAAAGCAGTGGAAAAGAATAAAGGTAAAACCATAATTCAAAATAAAATTGATTTTGGTCACGAAGTTTGGAGAATTAATAACATTAAATGGAGCTAAAATGAATAGAATTCAACCAGCATACAATAACATAGTTGTTTACAAAATGTACAATGACTTTTTTGGAACTTTAGAATTAGAAGTTGATCCTATCGGTTGGGATGTTGATGATAAAGAATATGCTAGAAATAAAGACTATCATGGTATCACTGCAAAATTCTCAAACAATTTAATTTTTATTGGTGATGGTGCTGAGTTTATAAATAATGTCAGAAACATGTTTGACATTAATGGTCAAATCAAACTAAGTAGATTTGAAACACATCCACAAACAAGAGAATTAAAGCGAAAATATTGGGGTTACTTGGATTTAAAGACTTATGAAGTTGATAATGGTCAAGTAAAGATTAAATTCAATTCCGGTGGTTTGGAAGAGGATTTAAAAAATCGTGAATCTGAAGAAGTAGAAATTGATAGAACAACAACTATTGACGGAAAATCAATTCCAGATTTACAAACTCAAACGATGGCTCTTGATGGGAGAAGAATATTTTTAAAATCAAAATGGAACGAAAATGTTGTAAACAATTATACTACTATTTCTGTAACTTCTGATTCTGGAAATACAAGAGCAGCAACAACATCATTTCCATTAACTCTAAATTCAAGATCGCACGAGGAAGCACAATCAAATATAGTTTCTTCTTATGGTGGTGAAAACAATGGCGCTGTTGGTATTATGATAATGGCTAACACTGATAGAGCTAAAACAATTGTTTTAAAAGGTTCTAACATAACATTCACGCCAATTTTGATTGACAATGACTACCAGTGGGTAGATTTTAGAATATGTCTTACCATTTATGGAAACGGAACTAACTATGATTTGAAAGATAGAATTATAAAATTCTATCGATACGGAGAATTTCACAATGATAATGCAATTATTTCAATGCTTGGAGTTCAGCAATCGATAGCGGATTTTCAAGAAACAATTTTGCTTGATAAAGGTGATAGTATTGCCATTGAAGTATTTTTAAAATCAGATTTGCAATCTGGAGCAAATCGTAGAGTAACATTTGATTTAACACAATCAACAGGTGAGTTTATAATTGAAGAAGATTCCTTCTTTGAACCAACACAATCTAAAATGGTTTTGGTTCATGAATATTTGGATAGGTTGGCTACTATTTGCACAAACAAACAAGGAGTTTTTAAATCAAATTATTTTGGAAGAACTGATATTGGATACTTGCAAGATGGTCCAGGAGCACTAACTGGAATTGCTCATGGATTTTGGATACGTGGCTTTGATAAATTACCAATAAATGATGATAACAGATTTAAGCCATTGACAACATCTTGGAAGGATGCGGTTGAAAGTTTATCGGCTGTAATGAATGTTTCTTTAGGTATTGAAACAATCAACAATCGTGAAATGATTATCATTGAAGATCTAAAACATTTTTATGAACCGGTTGTTACTATTAAGCTACCAAATCAAGTAAAAAATATAAGGCGTAAAGTAGCATCAGACAAATATTTTGGTTCTATTGAAGTAGGTTATGAAAATGGTGGAAGTTACGAAGAGGCACAAGGTTTGGATGAATCAAATGCAAAGTCAAATTTTACTACTATAATGAAAATAAAAAATACCTTCAGTAAAATATCTAAATATAGAGCTGATGGTTATGGCCGAGAATTTGCAAGAAGAAAAAACTTTGTTAATTTCTCAACAACAGACACTTCTTATGATTCTGACATTTGGTTGCATGATCTTAAACGTGGAATAAATAATATCTTCAAACAAAAAAAGTGGCAAGATGATTTTGAGTTAGAACCGACTGGAATTTTTTCTCCAGAGACTGCAACAGAATTGAGGTTTTCACCAGTTAATATGTTAATTAGACATGGTTGGTGGTTAGCAAGTTGTTTGTTGAAATATCCACAAGAATTAATCCGTTATGCGAGTTCTTCTCAAAATAGCGCGTTGACAACTAAATTAATTGGAAAAAACGATTATTCAGAAAACGGAAATATTCTTAATTCAGAACTTGACAAAGCCTATTTCATTCCTGAAGAAATTACATTCGAGCACGAATGCGATTTCTTTGTTATGGAAAAATTAGAAGGTTATAGTAATTTGCCAAATGGAAAAAGAATTCCAAACATGTATGGAATGATTGAATTCATTAATGAAAATAACCAAATAGAAAGAGGTTGGTTTTTAAACATAAAGCCTAATGGAAAAGGAGAGTTTACAATTATTAAATCTAACTTATAAATATTATTATCATGACTTACTCACAAATTGAAATTACTTTTGATGTAAATTTCTTTAATAACAATATACTAACTATTGTTTCAAATTTAGGTTCTAATACCTTTTATTGGACAAATTTAAGAAGTGCACCTTTTCAAGTTACAGTTGGTCCATCAACTTTATTAGCTGGTGAAAGAGCAGCAATAAACTTTGTAGATGCTTTTAATCTTGATATGAATAACTCAGGTCAATATGTGGTTACAAGAACTGGAAATGTTGTAATGATAAAATGCAATAATCCTTTAGAACAATTCGATTATATTTATGCAGCATCAAGGTTTCCTTTAGGACATGGTTCTTGGGAAGAATTTGAAATATTTTTACCAAACACAATAAATAATTTTTCAGGAACTATTTTTGAAATCATAAGTACTGCATTTTCTACTTACACAACCGATCCTGATAACTATGTAAATATTTCAGTTGCTACAAACGTACTTGCACCTAATTTTATAAGTCCGGTTTCTTATTCTGGTAATATGGCTAATCCATTTGTTTTTTCATGGATGCGAAATCAAGCAATAACTATTGAGTGCAACAATGGTTCTGGCCAGACTGCAATCTTATCACTTCAAACGCCAAGTTATTTTGATATTTCAAATCGTCAATTAATTATCAATCAAAGTCCTTTTGGAGCTAATGTAACAATCAATTTGAACTCAGCTACAGATTTGGTAATTGAATATTCATTGGATAATATAAATTGGCAAAGTTCAAATTCATTTAGTGGATTAATTCCAGGAAATTATAATGTTTATGTTCGTGATCAGTTTGGTAGTGCTCAAAATTTTAATTTAATTATTGGCGATAATAATATTAATGTTCCTTTCTTTAAAATATCAAAATCTAATTCGTTGAGGTTTGCCAATAGAATCATATTTGGAACTTCAGGTAACTATAAAAATGATGAAAATACATTGAGTTGTGAAGCTTTTGCAAAGGATGATAAATTGGTTTATAAAGAATATCAATTGTTCAATAGTTCTGATGTTGTGACAACTCAATTTGAATCTAACTACTCAAATCATTTAGTCACAATTACTAAACAAGATGCTACAACATCGACAATTATTCCAACCAAAAAATCAAACTACATTGGATTGAAAGAAAGCTTGGATGGTAAAATTTATGCTTATTCATCAACAAAAACAGGGGTTTATTTTACCAGTGGAAATAATTATGATTTCACAACCGGTGCAATTATATCAACACATACTTTGTTTGGAAATACTCCTGTTTGGGCTAAGCAAGGAAACTATATTAAAATTGGAAGTAATTTTTTTTTAATCGAGGACATTGTTTATGATGATAATAAAAATGCTGATGTTATTATTTTTTCAGATGTGTATTCAGGAACTGCTGATGATAATACAATAGTGGGTTGCATCTACAATCTTTTTAATTATGAAATCTATGAGTTTGAAATTGATATGGTGGCGTATTTGGACAAAATAATAAGTGTGCAGATACAATGCACTGATGTGAACTTTCAAACAATCACATTGCTATCGGAATCAATTGATGTAAAGTTATTTCATAAAAAAACACTTGATATAAGATATTGGAACGACAACAACACAGATATTTTTTATGCTACTGGAATAAAGAATAGGATTAGAGTTGCTTTTGAAAATATGGTTGCCGAGGACCCAAGCCAAAGCGATAATCACAAGACAGATACTAATGTTGTTCTTTTAAATTCTGAAATGTACGAAGGAGTAGAGATAACATTTGAGCCACAAACAAAAGAATTGCATCGTAAGACTAAGCAAGCATTGTTGCATAAATTTATATATATTGATGATGTTCAGTATATTTTGAATGGTGATTTTGATGTTGAAAATTTAGGAGACACAAATCTTTATGTTTTAAAAGCTAAATTGCTTAAAACTGGAAATGTATTCAACAATAACGGAGCAAGTGGTTTACAATTCAACACAAGCAACCAACAGATACCAGGATTAATTTCTACTCAAAGCGGATTTGTGAAGTATTAATTTCTCGCTTGCAAAGAATATTTGCAAACGAAAAAACCCACCGATTTGGTGGGTTTATTGTTTAAAATTATAAAGGATTTTTAATAAATATGTTCACCAAAGAAATCTAATGATTCTACCTTGCATTCAACCCTTACCTTTCCGCTACAAATATATTTTCCTTCTACAAAGTCTAAATACATTCTTTTTAATGGAAAATTAAATCCTTCTTTAAATAAGTTTAAAAAATCTTCTTTGTTCCAATCAAAAGGCAATTCCATTTCAGTAAACCGAAATTCAAAAAACCAATCTTTATCGTATTGTTTTTGTTCTTTTTCATCGGTTATTTTTTTAATCCAATGTTCTGCAAATTGCTCAGTAGTTATAGTTGTCATCACTTTAAATTTTTAAATTCTTTTCCATCAACATTGATACTTCTATTATCGTAGTAATGCGTATGGTTATGTATATGAGTTGTTTTATCAATGTAGGTTTCTTTGTCTTTTGGCACAAATAAATCGAATGCAGAAGTGAATAGCCAATAGCAACCACCAACGCATACAACGAGTAAAACCACCACATATATAAATCCAATCATATAGGCAAATTTAAACAATTATTGCTAGTCGTTTCTATATGTAAATTGAAAATCAACATAATAAACTCTATTTTTATTAAGACTAAATAAAAATAATTATTACATTTGTTACGAAGTTAAAAAATAAGCAATCGTAAAATGGAACAAATCAAACAACTACTAATCGCTGTATTGCAAAAAATGAACCTTTGGGAGCAAAACGCTAAAAGCATTGATGAACTTCCAGACGCTCCAAATGTCATTCCTTTAGCTAAAATTCATATATCTGATAATGGAACTTCAAAGGCGTTAGAGTTACAAAAATTGATTGATGCGTCTTTATCTTCTGCTGTTAATCAAATCACTTCAATAGGAGAAATTACAGTTGCTGGAAACGATGTAACGGTTCCAATTGCTACGTGGAAAATTGCAAATATTGGATATTCTACAAGTGCTCCAACAATTATAAACGTTCCATTTTCTGCTACTGGTACTACTCGAATTGATGTTTTAGTGGCAAATGCTTCAAATCAAATAGTAAAGATTAGTGGAAACGATACTACTGGTATTGCTATTCGTCCAAACTTGCCTTTAAACACAGTAATTGTTACTGAAATAAATGTAAGTGAAAGCGCTTTAACTCCAGTTCCTTTTCCATTAACTTCTGATGAAATAGCAGCTATTCAAAATGCAAATAATCCAAGCGCGACAAATCCATTTGCAACAATGGATGATATTGTTGTGGGTGGCGTTTCTCAATTAGTTGACCTTACCGATGTTGAAATTGTTTCTTTAGCAGACGGTCAAGTTTTGGTTTGGGATGCTACAGCAAGTAAATGGAAAAATCAAGATGCACCGAGTGGCGGCACAACTCCAACACTTCAGCAAGTTACAGATGAAGGTTCGAATACTACTAATCTTGTTTCGGTTTATAATAATGATGATTCTTCGACTACTGCTTTAACTTCACTAGGTGTTGATTTTATAAATCCTTCTGGAGCAACTGGAGTTTCTTTAAGAGCTGCAACACAAACTGGTAATTTAGGTGAAGTATTAATTCCTGATGCTGGAACAACTCCAAAAACTATTGCTTTTCAGGAATATGTTGATGCTGAAATTTCTGCTGCTGTTTCTGGTTTATTAGATGATAGAGGAAATCACGATGCTTCAAGTAATACGTTTCCTTCTTCTGGTGGTTCTGGAACTGCTGGAGCAATTTTGAAAGGTGACTTGTGGACCATTTCTGTAGCAGGAACTTTGGGTGGTGTTGCTGTTACTGTTGGTGATGTTATTCGTGCTAAAGTAGATGCTCCTGGAACTACTTTAGCTAATTGGGTGATAACTGGAAATAACATTGGTTACATTCCAGAAAATTCAGTAAATAAAGCAACAACAATGACTGGTAACACTACAAGTGATACAAAGTTTTTGACTGCTAAGGCTGTTTATGATTGGGTTACAGGATTTGGTTATTGGGTTTCTGTGAATGCAACTAATTTAGTTGCAGGAATATCAAAATTATACAATGCAATTGGAACTGAAACTGATGGTGGAATTACACCAAATGCTGTTACTAACGCATTAGCATCATTCAAAACAGCTAATTTTCTTGACTTCACAAGTAGTGGTCAAACGCAGTTGGATGGTAAAGTTGATAATACAACTTGGATAGATTATTCAGATTCATCTACGATAGTTGGTTGGGCGTCATATACTGCTAAATTAATATGTATAAAAAAATTAGATGATAACTTGGCTTTAGTTATGTTTCAAATAAGTGGAGTTTCAAACGCAACAACCTCAAGTTTTACTCTTGATGTTGAAGAAAAAAGTATTTTTTTAAGTTCTCAAAATATTGCAGTAGTAAACTCAGGCAGTGCAAGTTCTACAAGTGGTAGGGTAGTTATGTTGGTAGATAGTAATCTTGTTGATATTAGACGTGATGCTTTAGGTACTGCATGGTCAAGTTCAGGAACTAAAACTGCGGTAGGTCAATTTTTTATAAAAACAGCGTAATTATGATATATCATTTAATAAATACAGATAGAAGTTATGGTGGTAATGTAGGAACAGAACCGACGCATAACAATTGGACTGCTACACCATATTTAGGTGGATTGATTAAGGAGTTTCACGATGTCGAATCTGATACTTGGATTGAATCTGCAACATCAGAAGAAATTGCTGAAATAAATATTCCAATTTATGAGCAAAAAATAATTCAATTATTTACCTATTTAATGAATCGTGCTTTGTCGAGTTCAATGGGTAAATATGGAACTTATGAGTATTTGCAAATTCAACGTGATGAATACTTCTTGAAATATAAAGTTGCTAAAGGAATTGAAGAAAATCCACCAATTGCAGATGCTATTTTAAAAGAAATGGAACGTGATTTCCCAACTCCAATGTTGGATGCAATTCTTACTTCTTATGGTTATACTGATTTGAATGGAACACAGCTTGAAAAAATGTATGTGTTGATAGTTATTAGGTATGAATATGCTAATAGTCGTTTGCAAAATTATCAAGCTAAATCAATTGATTTTAGAACTAAATGCAGAACGTTTGTTGAACTTGGTCAATGGTCAAAATTAGATACTGCATTTGTATTAGCTGAAAATTTACCAACTGAATTAAGTGATACTGATATAGATTCTTTTTACAATCAATTTTCTGCACTATGATAACGGCAATTTCATTTATCGCTTTGTTTTTTGTTTATGTATTGATTTTATTTTTAAAATCTAAAAATGAATTTTTTAAACAAGATAGAGAAGTTTTAGCATTAAAAAGACAGCATCTTATAAAAGTGCTTTTGGATTTTAATATTGATGCTAAAAATGATAAACGTTGGTTAAGGGCATTTGACAGCTTTAGAGATTTGCCTTTAATATTTCAATATGATGGTGCTACAATAGTAAAAGATTTACATACAATCAATGGCTACGATGCTCCAGCAGGAAATCATGATTTGTGGTACATAGAAAATAAAACCTTACCATTTTTTAAA